CGAGCCGCGAGAGCTGGCCGTGCCCGCTAGGAGAAACCACGATGACTGTCCCAGCAGCAACCCAGACGATTTACTCCACCAAGGGTAATCGTGAGGACCTGACCGATGTGATCTATAACATCGATCCGACTGAAACGCCGTTCATCACCAATATCGATCGCGTCGGCCAAAAAGCGGTGCTGCACGAGTGGCAGACCCAGGCTCTGGCTTCGCCCGATCTCAACAACGCGCAGCTCGAAGGCGACGACGCCACGGCGACCGTGCATACGCCGACCGTGCGGCTTGGCAATTACTGCCAGATCAGCCGCAAGGCAGGCCGCGTGTCCGGCACGCAGCGGTCCGTCGATAGCGCAGGCCGCGAGGACGAGCTTGACTACCAGAAAGTGCTGAAGGGCAAGGAACTGAAGCGCGACATGGAGTCCATCTTGACTGGTGCGAACCAAGCCAAGGCGGCAGGCACCGACGCAGCGACGCCGAGGAAGCTGGCAAGCCTGTTGTCGTGGGTCAAAACCAACACCAACAAGACCGGCACCGATCCGGCAGCTGCCGACGGCACCGGCACCCGCACCGACGGTACGGCCCGGCAATATACCGAGCCGCTGCTGAAGGACGTGCTGTCCAAATGCTGGACCAACGGTGGTGAGCCGAACATGATCATGCTCGGCGGCTTCAATAAGATGCAGATGTCCACCTTCACCGGTCGCGGTCAGCCGATGGAAGAGACCAAGGCGAAGAAGATCGTCAACGCCGTCAACACCTATGAAGGCGATTTCGGCTTGCAGAAAGTCGTGCCGAACCGCTTCCAGCGTCCGCAGGACGTGTGGGTGTTGCAGACCGACATGTGGGCGGTGAGCTACCTCCCCGGTCGGCGCATGGTCTCCGAGGACTTGGCGGTCACTGGCGACAGCGACGCCTTCTTCATCCTGTCGGAGTACAGCCTCGAGGCCCGCAACGAAAAGTCGTCCGGCCTGATCGCTGACTGCACCACGTCGTAAGCCGCGAGACCCGAAGGGTCGAGCGTCTTGCGTCCCTAGCCAAGACGTTCGCCCTTCGGGCTCACGGTTTTGTCGTAACCAGACGTTCGACCTAAGAGGTCTCACATGCCCTTATCTGAAAATCATAATTTGCAGGTCAATCACGTCGGCGGCTCGATGGCAGCTATCGCCTCAGCGGGCGATATCTACGTGCCGGTGCCGTACAAGGGCCGTGTCATTGGCGGCGGCTGCGGTATCAGCGCAGCGGTCACCGGCGCGCCAATCGTCGTCACCGTGTCGAAGGTCAATCCTGCTGGCGTCACTCCCATCGGCACCATCACCATCCCGGTCACCGGCTCGGGCCCCGGCTCGCAATACGGCATGGTGCTGACCGGCAGCGAGGCTGCTTGCAGCGTCGAGGCTTACGAGAGCCTGAAATTCTCCAGCGCAGGCGGCACCGGCGGCGGCGTGGGCAATTTCGTCGCGCATATCCGTGGAGGCTAAGATGATCGCCATGCGCCCTGGCGCAAGCCAGTCACTTGCCACGTCAGCCACTTCGGGAACCATGACCAACGCCACATCCTCCGGCGTCAGCATCGTTCGCGTCATGGTGACCGGCTTTCCGTGTTTCATCCGCTTCTCGTCGGGTGGCTCGGCGGCAGTGGCGACCGACATGCAGATCGCCGTCAACGTGCCGGAATATTTCAACGTCGGCGCCGGTGCGGTGAAGCTGTCGGCGATCTCGCCAGCCGGAGCTGGCATTTTGACGATGACCGAGATGTCGTGATGCCGAAGTTCGTTCACACCGAGAACGACATCACGACCACTTACCATGTAGACGACAACGGCAGGACGCTGCTCGCCATCACGCAGGAGCAAGACTGCGAGGCGGTGATCGATGCCAACAAGCGGATGCAGAACGGTGAGAAGCAAGTCGGCCCGTGGCGGCTCACCGCGCAGATCCCGCCGATCTTTATTCTGATGTGGCTGAATGAGGAGTGGGCGCGCGGCAATATCGGGCTCAAGTTTGCCGACCAGGAGTTCGACCAGATCATCTTCAAGAAGCTGCGCGATCCAGACTACAAGTGGCTGAGGGCGAACTAGATGCCGATCACCGACAATCAGTCACTGCAAGCCGCCGTGATCAAATGGATGGCCCGCGACGACATCACGCCGGACGTGCAGGACTGCGTGCAGCTGGCCGAGACCTATTTCAACCGGCGCCTGCGCGTGCGGCAGATGGAGAACGTGATCACGCTCAGGCCGACCGATGGCTCCATCACGATGCCGGATAATTATCTGGCGTGGCGGCGGCTGACATGGCTCGGCGAGCCGGAGCGCGATCTTGAGTTTGTCGTGCCGTCGATCCTGACGCGGCACTACCCGACGCTTGCTGCGGGCATTCCCTTAGAGTTCACCATCGAAGGGCGGTGGCTCAATTTCCGCCCGGTCGATGCCGGTGAGCTGGAATTTAATTACTACGCCAAGCCGATTCCTCTTCTGGCGCCGGACGACACCAACTGGCTGCTGTTGGAATATCCCGACCTTTACCTCGCAGGCACGCTCGCCTGGGTGAACACGCTGGTGCAGAACAACGAGCAGTTCCAGGTCTGGCTGTCAGCCGCCGATCAGATTCTCGAGCGCGCCATGCTGCTCTCGGAGAAAACCAAGGGACCGGCAGCAATTCGGAACGCCGGACCAACTCCGTGAGGGACCATGACCGTCTTGCCGTTTGGAGAGTGGCGACCGGACCTGAGCGACTATCAGGCTGAGACCTCGCGCCTGATCACCAACGTGGCGCCGCGCGCCGACGGCTACGGCCCCCTGAAATCCCAGCAGCCATTTTCCCAGGCGCTGCCTGCCGGATGCCGAGGCAGCTTCCTCGCCGTCGATCAGAACGGCGGCATTGCCATGTTTGCCGGGACGGTCGATCGCCTCTACCGGATGGACAATACCGACCGGAGCTGGGCTGACGTGTCCAAAGGCGCCGCCGCCTATGTTCCGCTGCCGGTCAACGACAACTGGACCTTCACCCAATTCAACGATCACGTCGTCGCCTGTCAGCGCAACGTGCCGCCGCAGCAATTCCAGCTCGGGTCGGGCACCACCTTCTTGGATATCGCCGGAAGCCCGCCGCAGGCCGCCTATTGCACGGCGGTGCAGAGTCAGCTGGTGCTGTCCGGCCTCAACAACGATCCGCATTCGATCCGCTGGTCGGCGCGCGACGACATCACCGAATGGGACTTGGCGGTTAACGGCGCCGATTTCCAGCAATTCCCCGACGGCGGCGCGGTGCTCGGCGTCGCCGGTGGCGAGTTTGGCGTGGTGTTCCAAGAGGCCGCGATCCGCCGCATGACCTGGCTGCCGGGCGACGAGCGCGTGTTCCAGTTCGATCGCATCGCCGAGGGCGAGGGTCTGAAGGCGCCCTACAGCGTGGTCAGCGCGGGCTCGAGAATCTTCTATCTCGGCACCGCAGGCTTCATGATGATCATGGGCGGCGCCCCGCCGGTGAACATCTCCAAGGAACGCTATCAGCGATTTTTCGAGGCCGATTGGGACAACGGCGAACCGCGTCTGATGCAGGGCGTCAATGAGCCGAACACGAGCCGGGTCTGGTTCTTCTACAAATCTGTGAACGGCATCACGGGCAAGTTCAACCGCGCCATCCTCTACGACTGGGTGCTGGAGCGCCCGACCTATATCAATGCCTATCAGGGCGAGCACGCCGCCATGATGAGCCAGCCCGGCGTGACGCTCGATCCAAGCCCAATCAGCGGCCAAGGCGGTCTAAGCAATCTCGGCTTCACCAATATCGACACCATGGGCATTTCGCTCGACAGCTTCGCCTCGATCCCGGGCGCGCTGCTGTCGCTGTTCGACGCAGATCACAAGCTGGCGTTTTTGAGCGGTCCCAACATCGAGGCAACCATGGCCTCGCCCGAGCAGGCCTTCGATCAGCGGTATTTCGTCAGCCAAGTGCGGCCCTGCACCGATAGCCCCGACGTGAAATCCCTGATCACGCATCGCGCGCGACTGGAGGACGCCACGCGCACGACGGCGCCGTCATCGCTCAATCGCGTCGGCTTCTGTCCGCACCGCATCGACACGCGCATGGCTCGCTTTACCAACGTGATCCCGGCTGGCGTGCAGTGGAGCTATCACATCGGCGTCGAGCCGCTGTTGGTGAACACGGGCAAGGTATGAGATGAAGCGCATCTTCCTTGGTCCGCTCGGCCCGGCGAGTTATCGCAGCACCTGGGTCGATAACGGCCTGAAGATGATCGAGCGGTGGATCAACACCCTCGTTGAGTTTCGGGGAGCAGCTGCCGATCGTGATGGCTCCGATGGCTTGGTGCCGCAGCCGAAGGCTGGTGATGAGAACAAGGCGCTATTCGGCGACGGCAAGTGGCGGACGCCAGATGCCAGCTCCGGCACCGCACCGCCCGGCGGCATCCCGATCTACGACACCGGCGGCGATCTCGTCACTGATGCCGATTTCCGCTACGACCCCACCACCGACACACTCTATGCGCCGCATATCGATGCGCAGAGCGTCAGCGCCGATGTCGTGT